ACTAAAATCAGTAAATGATAGGTTTAGTATTTATCAAAAAAACCACCTAAAGGAAGTTTTAGAACTAAAATCTAAACAAGAATCTTTAACAAAAGAAAGGGATAAAATACTTTCTGATGACAATATAATGAAAGCTTACGATGAAATGCAGTCATATAATCAATTTAAGGGGGCATATAAGCAAGATATTGTTTCAAGTGACGTATTTAACGTATTTCTAAAAGCCAAGCAAGGAAAGGTTAAATATGCAGACAATATAGTGTTTAATGAGAAACAAGAAATATTGATTATTCAGCGTTCAAATAGAGATAAATCAAATGCAGGTAAATGGGTTATTCCTGGAGGTCACGTTGATTTAGGTGAAGATTTTGATTCAGCAGCAAAAAGAGAACTTGAAGAGGAAGCAGGGTTGGTAGTAACTGAATGTAAAAAAGTTGGTGAATACTCAGATAAGGATACTCAAATTGAGTACCATCAATCAAGTATAAACACAGAGGAGCAAGAGGTTATTCTTGAAGACAAAGAAAGTCAGGACTACAAATGGATTGACCCCTACAAAGACCTTGATAAGTATGAAATGGTGTTCAACATGAAAGACAATATCAAGAAAATACTTAATATTGATACTGCAAAAGAAAATATTGCAGTAATTAAAAAAGCTATTGAAGATGGTTTTTTAGACTATGAACAATACAGAAATACTATTGAAAAGGCAGGTGGCCATAAATATATCAGTAGAACAGGAGCCAAGGGTAATTACAAATATGTGTACGCAGAGGATTTAAAGAAAGAGAGTGGAAGTAAAGAAAATGGTATAAAAAAAATAGGCCACACTGTTGCTTCAACTGGCTCAGAGTATGAAACATATAGGGATAAAAGTGGAACACGATTAAAAGTAAGATATTCTGATCATGAACCAAATGTTTTAAAACAAGATGCTGATTTATGGTTAGATATATCTAAAAAAGGAACATTGGAAGCTAAAGAAGCTATTAATGTAGCTATGGAAGCTAAAACTTCTAAAATGAAAACATTGGGTTTTGGAGAAAATAAAAATGTTTTAGGTTATGATATTGTAGAGAGAATAGGTGGGTTTGTTTATTTAAAAAACAAAAGAGAAAAAAAGTATCATAAAAATCAACTAGGGGGTGTTTTTAAGTTTGATAATAAAAAAATTGAAGAATTTAAACAGACAGCCAAAAAAGAAGGAGACTTTTATTTTAAAGAAAGTTATGACACAACAACATTACCAATTAAAGATTTTTATCAAAAATACCCAAACATAAAGTTTAATAAGCAAGAGATTGTCAAAAAAGCTATTGAATCAGGTCTTATAAAAGAAGATTCAATAAACCTACTAAAAGCATTAACAGGGCAAGATAAAATAGCCTATGTAATGAAAGAGTTTAAAGAAGGGAAGTTAAAAGGTAAAGATGGAAAGATAATTACTGACCGAAAAATGGCTTTGGCAATTGCTATGAGTGAAGCTGGAATGAGTAAGGGTGAAGATGAAGAAAAAGATGTTGTTAAATGTGATAAAAACATTGAAAAGGCAATTGAATTAGGTTTACTGACAAATGAAGCTATTGAGCTACTAAAGGCACGTACAGGCGTATATGCAGATAACGCTCAAAACAGAAAATTAAAGCGTGTAGGACAAAAGTATGGTTCAGGTGGGCAACCTGATCAAGTTTCCACTAAAGAAGGTAAAAAAGAGGAGCCAATAGAACCAAAACAAAAAACACCTGATGAATTAGCTGAGGAGGCCAAAAATGCAAGTGAGTCTCAATTACAAGCAGCAATAAAGGAAAGCAATAGTCCTGATGTAAGACAAGCAGCTCATAACGAACTAAAACGTAGGCAAGATGAAGAACACCCTCAAGAAGACAAGTTTGGAGAACCTAAAAAAGAAGATGAAACTCCAAAGGAAAAAGAGAAAGATTCTAAAGAAAGTAAATCAGATAATGAAAAAGAGGGTGAAAAAAATAAGCCCGATAGTGAGACTTCTAAGGAAAATAAAGATGATGGTGAGAAAAACAAGGAAGATTCTAGAGGGGGGATATACAACACAGGAGAGTATAGGTTAGCTAAAGAAGTTCAAGATATTTTAAGCGATAGAGAGGCTTACACTTCAATGTCTTTAAGTGAGAAACCTTGGGGTAACTCTATTTATTTTACAGTGTATAAAGAAAATTCTTTTGACCCAAAACTGAAAGTAAGAATATCAGACCACAGTGTTCAAAAAAAAGATAGGATCTTTGGAGAAGAACATTTTACAAGAAACAGTAATCCCAACACTATAGCAGACTTAATTGAAAGAAATGAATATCCAGACCGCTACAATAAGAAGGAAATTGATAAAAAATACTATACAGTCAGTGAGGGTAGATATATAGATAAAGGTGATGTGTCTAAGGATGGTAAGTTTGCGTGGGAAACTAGACCTACAGAAGAAATGACGCAAAAAAAACTAAATAGTTTAAAAAGTAAGCCTGACATATTTAAAGACATAAAGGAGGAATTTTTAAGAGAAAGCAAGTCGGGAAATAAAATATATAAAGTTACTTTTAAACGCAAACAAGAAGTAAATTCTGAGCCAGTATATGAGTACACGAGAAAAGAAACAAAAGAAAATATATCTAAATCTGAAGAAGGAACAACACAAGACAGAATGCAATCTGGAGGGTTAGGTAATTTCGTAAAAATAGAGGGAGTTAAAGTTAAAAAACCAACTTACACTGAAACCATAGTTGATGACGAAACATCATCTAAAGAAATTGAAAAGTCCGAAAACAATAATTTAGAAAAAATAAAGAAATGGCTATAATAAAACCTGAAATAATAGAACTACTTCAATATAGAATAAATCAAGAAGAAATATCATCAAGACTATACAAAGCTATGTCAAGATGGTTAGACATGAAAGGTTATGTTGGGGCAGCTAAATTGTGGTGTAAATACTCAGATGAAGAGTTAACTCATGTAAAATGCGTAGAAGAGTATTTACAAAATTTAAATATTCTACCTGAAACAAGAACAATAGATGAGCAACCTAAAAAATTTAAAGGTTTACCTAATATAGTTGCTTTATCGTACAAGCATGAAGTAGAAATATTGGAACAATGCACTAATTTATACAACAAAGCTTTGGAAGCTGGAGATAAAATGACAGCAACCCTAGCACATAAGTTTGTAGAAGAGCAAAACGATGAGTTGGGAAAATTACAGTTATGGCTTGATATGTTTGAGTTATATGGTGATTCAGGAGCTTCGTTAATGATGATTGATGAAAAAATGGGTGAAAATGCAGGATAATTTTAATTTTTTTGTTGGCTTTGACGAAGAAACAGATGATATAATTAAGTCTTCGTCAAAATATCAAGGTAGTAAAAGATATAATAACATGATTATCAATGGTTTAGCCAGTGATAATTCAGAAGATTTACAAGGAGAAACATTAGAACCAAAAGGTTTTGAGATAAATGAGTTCCTAACTGGAGGTTTAATAAATTTGGAGCACTATACTACACGTAAAGGGGATAGTCAATATTGGATAGGTGAACCAATTGATGCTCACGTTAAGGGGGATGAATTTTTTATTAAATCTAAGTTATGGAAAGCAAGAGATTTAGCTAGAAATTTTTGGGACACTTTAATTGTAATGAAAGAAAGTGGTTCAAAAAGAAAAGCTGGATATTCAATAGAAGGTCAGAAAAAAGGAACAGACCCTAACAACAAAAAGAGGATAACTAAAGCAAAAATAAAGCACTGTGCCGTAACATTTTCGCCTGTAAATTCTAATAGTTGGTTAGACATAGCTAAAGGGCAACAAGCAGCAGATTACATTGAACCTGCTTATGACGTAAAAGAGGTAAACGGACAAACATATATTTTACAGTTTGAAAAAGACGGTAAAATAATAACCGTTAACCCCGATTACTCAATAGACATTAAACCCAAAGCAATGACTACAGACTCAACTAGGGAACTAATAAAAGAATCTCTAAAAAAGAAACCTTTAGATATTGCAAGTTGGGATACAATCATGAAAGCAATCAAAATGGGATACATACCTAAAGACAAAATTCCTATGATTGTTAAAAAAGTATATAATAATTTGAAAATGGTCTAAAAAAGTGTTAATTTTAGGCTTTATTAATTCGTTAAAGAATGTTGATATGAGAAAAAATGTCTGGAAAAGATAACTTCAATAAAGATGAACTTATTAAATCATTAGCTGAATCGGCTGGAATTACAGAAGAAGAAGCAGCTCAAATGATTAATGACGATAAGTTTAATGAAATTGAGAAGTCTCAAAAATCTGAAGAAGAAGATGAATATTCTGAGGATAAAGAAAAAGAGATGGAAAAGGCGATGAACGAAGCCAAAGAAGCTTATGATGCCTATAAAGCTAAAAAACCAAAAGTAGAAGTTCAAAAATCAGAAAACAATGACTTAGGTGGATCAACCGAAGGTAATGAAGAAAAACCCAATGATGATTTATTAAAATCTGTTGAAACTATGTTTGGTGGCTTTAGTGAGTCTTTTAATGAAAAATTAGGAAACATTGAAAAATCACTAGATGTTGTTGATGAATTTAAAGAAGAGCTTTCTTTACTAAAAAGTCAAATCGAAGAAATAGGTAACTATACACCTCCTGCTAAAGCATTTGGCATGTCAAATGAGGTTATGATCGAAAAAGCTTTAGATGGTGGAGTAAAAGAAGATGGTAAAACTTATTTGAGTTCAAAAGCACACAAAGAACAAATTGGAACAATGCTTGGTGAATTGTGTGAAGAAACAACTGGTGATTTGCAAAAATCATTAGAAACAGATTTAAGTAATTATGTAAGTGGAGCTGGTACATTAGGTGCAACAGCAAAACGATTACTTGAAGAGAAGAAAAATGTAGTAGTCGGCTAATAAAAAATAGACAACTAATTTCGTTACAAAAGTTTTTGAATATGAAAAATGTTAAATTTAGATAATTTAGATTTAGGTGGCAACACTGAAGGAGCAGTTTCAGGTTTTGGAAGTGCAGAAGAGCTTTTAAAAGCAATGGAAGCTGGTTTAGGTACTGGTAGAGATTATACAGATACATTACATAATGGCCCTGGTTTAAAGGTTGAATCTCTTGACCCTGTAGTTAAAGTTTTAACTAACAAACTACAACATTTGCGTACATGGCAAATGATCCCTAAACAAAAAGTTTATAATACAGTACATGAATATAACCAATTATTCAAGTATGGTGAACAAGTAGGTATTTTTAACCTAGAAGGTGAAACTCCTCAATTTACCGATTCACAGTACAGACGTAAAGCTGCAACAACCAAATTTATGGGTGTTGGCGGTCAAGTTTCTGATGCTGCAATGATGGTAAAACGTGCTGATGGGCGTGACGCTCTAGCAGTAGAAGTTGAAAACAAAACAGTTCTTTTGTTAACTGAAATCAACCGTCTATTAGTTTCAGCAGACGATAGTAAAATTTCAACTCAATTCCAAGGTTTTTGGAGAAATCACCTAGAGGGAGTTAATGATATTTATGGTGGCATTTCTGGTTTAACAGCAGAAACAGCTTTAGATAACTATTATGGCGATACAGCAGTAATTGACGCACGTGGTTATGTATTAACTGATGCACTTGTAGAAGATGCAGCTCAAGCAGCCGTAAATGACCGTAAAGGTATGATTAGCGATATTCTTTCCAACCCAATCGTGTTTAACGATTATGTGAAGAATTTCCACGAAAGTAAGCGTGTAATGGTTGGCAATCCAGCTTCAGCAATTGAAGGTGCAACTATGGGTCAAAAAGTAAACTACATTCAAACTCAATTTGGAAAAGTTGATGTTCAGAATGATATTTATTTTGACGAACGTGCTCCTAAGAAATATAACACAGCAGCTACTTCAGATAAAGCTCCTGTTGTTCCTGTAAAAGATGGTACTACTCCAATTGCAGTAAATACAGATACAAAAACTAAATTTACTGACAGTGCAGGTAACTATTTCTATGCTATTACAGCTAAAAACCGTTATGGTGAATCAGCAATGGTTCCAATCAATACTTCAGCACAAGCAGTTGCAGCTACAGAATCAGTAGATTTAAAATTTGCAGCAGGTGTTGGTGGTTATGCAGCAGAAGCTTATGTAATTTATCGTACAGATGTAGGAGCTACTCCTTACACAACTGCCGATTATTACCCATTATTTGAAGTATCAGTATCAGAACTAGCTTCAGGTTATGATGGTGGAGCAGCAGGACTTGTACGTGACCGTAACCGTGTATTAGCCAATACTCACTCAGCAATTGTATTTTACAATTCTCCTGAATATTGGGAATACTTACAGTTAGCTCCTACACGTAGAATGGATTTTGCAATTACATCTCCTTCTCGTAGGTTCTCAGTACTTAATTACGGTACCCCTGTTTGGTATCAGCCAGGTAAAATGGTGCGTATCGTAAATATTGGTCGTAATTTCCCAGCCTAACAAATAGGTTTAATAGATAATCCAAAGGGGTAGAGGTGCTTTATCTCTACCCTTTTTTTATTTAAAAATTAAAAATCGTTAAAAATGATAATCGTTTCAAAAACATTAAAAAACGCAACTATTAATTTCTCAAACAATGATGTTGAATTTAATAGTGAGAAAAAAGCAAAAGTAACAAAAGAATTAGGTGAACTGATAACAAAAAACTTCCCTAATGAATATTGGGAAGAAGGAAAAGAACCTAAACCAAAAGCATCTCCTAAATTAGATGAAACCAATATTGATAATTCAAAATTAGAAACCCTAAAAGAAGAAATAACAAGATTAAAAATGATTATTTCTGACAAAGACGATGCTATTAAATTAGCAAAAGAGGGTGAGCAAACATGGAGAGATGAATTTCAGAAACTACAGGATTCAGTTAAAAATGGTGATGTTACAGTTGAACTAAAAGCTGATGAAGATGAATTTTTGGTACCTGAACAACATAAAGATTTGTATGATGGTATGATGGAAAAAAACTTCTTAGGACTTAAAAAATGGGTAAAAGATAGTTTTAATAAATCAGAAGAAGATTTAGAAGAGTGTAAAAGCAAAGATGATTTAGCTAAATTCGTTTTTGAAAAGTGTGAAATTGAGAATTAATGCCCGAAATAACATTAATATCAAAATATAAAAAGAATACAGGTCTTGTGATTTCCCCTAGTGAGATCATGGACTTGTATTTTTATGGAGTAACAATTCAGAGCAAGGATGGTAGTTCTTTGGATGAAGACACAATTAGATTTTACATACAATCAGCTCAAAAAGAAATTGAGAATTGGCTAAAAATAAAGTTTAAGTGTGAGTTGATGTCAGAGAGTGTATCATATCACAGAGATGATTACATGAATGGGTTGCCTCAAATGCAAACAATATATCCTGTAAACACACCACTCTCATTAACAGGCTTTTACAAGAAGGTGGAACAAATTCAGTACCCAAGTTCCTGGTTATCAGCACATTACAACAACGATGGATATTATAGGAAAAGAATTTCAATAGTACCAACAGCAGGTTCAGCAGTAGGGACAAGTCAAGATGTTATATTAACAGGGATAACAACAAGTTACTACGGTTCATTAGGTAGATACAACACTTTGCCAGATTATTTCCAAATGCAGTACCTAACAGGATTTAGTTATAAGAATTTTCCTTACGACTTAATACAAGTGGTAGGGCAACTATCTGCAATTCCACTTTTCGCAATAGCTGGAGATTTAATTTTAGGAACAGCAGGTATAGCGAGTCAAAGTCTTAGTATAGATAACCTATCACAGAGTATTGCCACAACCTCTAGTGCTACTAACAGTGGCTATGGGAGCAGGATAGTGGAATATAGAAAGTCAATAGATCAAACACTAAAAAGAATAAAATCTATCTACAAAGGTTTTAGTTTTACGGTAATGTAAGATAGAAATTGATTATATTTGTATTTATGAAACAAGAAACAACTTTTATTTATAGTCTTGAATTTCCTGAAGGAAACGTTCGTTATATTGGCAAAGCTAACAGACCTAAAGAAAGATTTTGGCAACATATATCTAAAGCAAAATTGGGTGATAAGTCTTATAAATATAGTTGGATAAGAAGTTTACTTAAAAATAACAATAGACCTATATTAAAGATAGTTGACGAAGTACCTATAAAAGAATGGGGTTTTTGGGAACAACACTACATTTCACTTTATAAATCTTGGGAGTTTAAGTTAACAAATTTATTTGAGGGTGGTGTAGGGTGTGAGCATACAGAAGAAACAAGAAAAAGGATTGGGGAAGGAAATAGAGGGAAGGTAAGATCAGAAAAACATAGATTGGCGGTAGCTAAAGCTAATAGTGAACGAGTTTGGTCTGAAAAGTCTAAGGAAAAGTTATCTAAGGCAAGTAGAGGTAGAAAAATGCCTGAAGGATTTGCTGAGGCGGTAGTTGAAAGATTAACTGGAGTTAAACATTCTGAAGAAAGAAAAATGAACCAAAGAATAGCTTCAGCTAATATGGAAATAGTTAAGTGCCCTTATTGTAATGAAAGTGGTAAATTAAATATAATGAATCAGTTTCATTTTGATAAATGCAAACAAAACCCCAATTACAAACCTAAAGAATATATTTGTGAATATTGTGGGAAAATAACGACACATAAATCTAGTTTTACAAAATATCATAACAATAATTGTTCTAAAAATCCAAATAATAGTAGGGAAACAATTAAATGCCCTCATTGCGATGTTGAGAGTATAAATAAAACAAATATGTCCCGTTACCATTTCGATAACTGTAAACACAAAAAATAATGGCATTAAAAGCAACCCCACAAAATTTATTGGGAAGCCCACAAGTTGAGTTCAAAAAAGAATTATTTGATGAAACAATATGGGCTAAGGGTTATTCTATTAGAATAGAAAAAGCCTACAGGTGTCCTTGTGAGGGTAAAACAGGAAATCCATTATCTAGTTGTCAGAATTGCCAAGGGACGGGATACTTCTACATTAACCCTATAGACACTATAGGTTTAATTACAGGAATAAATCATAATACAGAATACAAAGAATGGTCTGTTCAAAACATAGGAACAATATCCTTGTCTATAAGAGATAACGAAAGTAATACGCAAGAAAAAATATCTTTTTACGATAGAGTTACTTTATTAAGCAGAGGAGCCTCACAAGCGTCTGTTTTTGGGTATCATTCTGAGGTTTTAGAAATAAAAGACAATGGATTAGGTGGTAAATTTGTTTACTTAACATACAAACCAATTGAGATTATAGACTCTTTTTATTTTGTGGCAAGTAGTCAGGCTTTAGTTAAAGTAGATGATTTTAATATCAAAGCAGATAATCCCTATATTGTAGAGTTTCCTACACTACCAAGTGTAAGTAATGGCGTGATAACAATAAGATATAAAAATATGATACAGTACCATTGTTTGGATTTACCTCATGAAACAAGATATTCTACAGTAAAAAACAGTAATGGTAGATTAGATACAATAACTCTTCCTACAAATGCTATATGTAGAAGAGCGCACTTAGTCCAAGTTGAAAGACCTGATTATGATGGAACAGGAATAATTGATAACACATACTTAGAATGATCCCTTTTGGAATTGACATATCAGACGTACTAGAGGAATTTGCAGGTTTAGCAGATAGGAGCGATGAATTAAGTTCTTATGTGTTAGAAAGACTTGTTGAAAATTTTATGTTCACTTGGGAAGATAAAGTAAATAGTGGGTTAAGACAAACAAGGCAAGAATATAAAAACGCAATGATGCAACCTGAGTTTGAAGACTCAAGGAATGCAGTAGTTGGTTTAATCCCTACAGAAAGCAATTTGGCTTTAATGATTGAAGATGGAGCTTCAAGTTGGGATATGAAAGAGGGGTTTGAAAAGTCATCTAAAAAAACAATGAAAGCGGATGGAGGTTGGTACCTCACTATACCTTTTAGATACGCCACAAACGAAGCAATAGGTGAATCAATGGCTTTCTCAGGTAAATTACCTAAAGAGATTCAGAAAATAGCTAAAAAAGTGTCTCCTGCAACTATAGCGATGCAAGATTTACCTGAACAATATCAAAAAATTGGTTTAAATAAAACAACGGGAACTTCACATAAAAACCCTATATTTGAAGGATTGGGAAAAAGAAATATAGCTTCTACTAAAAATGAAAAAAGAAGTGGTTATATGAGCTTTAGAAGGGTGAGTGATAAAAGTGAAGAAGGTAGTTGGCAACACCCTGGGTTTGAAGCAAGGCATTTTATGGAAGCAACCATAAATGACTTAGATGTTGGAACAGTAATTGATGATGCTTTGGAAGATTTTTTAAAACAAATGTAAAGTTAAATGGCTTTAATAAAAATAATAAAAGTTAAACAAATAGTTGATGCTCTTATAAAATATGTAAGAGATGATTATAACAATACTGTTGATAAAACAGAAACATTCCTTTATAGATTATTAGGAGACAATACAGAGGGTGATTATAATTTTTATGAGCAAGCTAAAGAAATATTTCTAAGAGATGATTTAAAAGCAAGAAAAATAAGAACATCTCTAATGTTTAATAAAAATACAAATGGTGCACCACATATCCATGTAAGAGAATCTTCAAGGGTAAAAGGTAATTTTAATACAATAGGAGGTATTCAAGGGGAACAATTTATTTATGAAGATGGTTCTTTTAGTGAACAGTATAGAGATACAAAAAGAGGTACTTATGAGGTGTTAATAACATCAATGAATGCTTTAGATACTATATTGATAGCTGAAGTTGTTTATACATTGATGTATGGGGCGTATGAGACATTTCAAAATGAATTTTCAACATTTGATTTTTCTCTAAAAGAATTGGTGTTTCAAAATTCAAACATGGCTGAACAATTATTTGTAAAAGCAATAACATTAGATACACAACAAGAAAATGTGATACCTTCTATAATAACAAATGAGGTATTAGATAAAGTAAATTTTTTAGTTTCGAGCATAAATGGTGAAAATACAGTAGAATGACAACAGTAAAAAACAAAAAAATAAATATATTTCAAGCATTAAATGTATTTAAGATTACAGGTAGAATGAGAAAAGTATTTGAATCAAAGTATAGTGAAGATTCAAAAACAGAAAATGATTGGAGTAAGGAATTTAAAAAACAAGGTTTGATTTTTAAATAACATATAATTTTAGTATTTTTATACATTATAATTTCGTTTAAAATTAGATAATTATGGAATGGCAACTCAATATTTCTTTGACAATAAAATTGTTAAACTTCCAGGAGCCTACTCTACTATAGTATCAGGTGAACAAAGTCAACCACTATCTTTAGATTATGGAAAGGTTTTAGTAATAGATACAGGCGTAGCAGGTGCAGGTTATGGTGGTGGAGCAGGAATAGATGGTGAATTAGCTTCAGGTAAAGATGCTATTTACACATTCAACAATTTAGCAGATTACCAAGCTTACCTAAAAGGTGGTTTGTTTTGGAAAATGGCTGAAGCTTTATTTAAACCTAATAAAAAAGAAGGTTCTTTAGGTGTAAGTCAAGTATTACATGTAAGAGCAGCAACAACCACTAAATCACAAATGACATTTACCGCAACAGGTGGTGGAGCAAATGGTGGAAC